TCGATTTTATCGTCGGGATAATAAAAAATATATAGGTTTTTAACAGTGTTTTTAGGGTACTGTTTTTATTTGCACCATTTTTAGGAAAAAGGAGGGATTTTATGGATAAAATCAAAGCGGAAATGGATTCTTCTCAAAATCCATGGATAAAAAAAATAGGTAATTATCTTTTATCAAGAAATGATTTAGAGGATAAATTGAATAATCAAAATAAGAGTTTAAAAGAGTGTTTTGATTACATTCTAATTGAGATATCAAAGCAGAGCGTAAAAGAGGGCGTTACTGGTTATGCTGCCGGTGATGATGATGAAATATACTCACTTGCTGTTCACTATTTTGATGAAGATAATCTTGAAATTGGAAAGAAGGATTTTACTACCAATGCAGACGGCAGTGCGGAACTGTCAAGATTAATGCCAAAGAAACAAGATGTTAAGGAGCATGTAAAAGATATTGATGCAATTGTCAATCAAAAGGTAAAGGCTGAACTTGAAAAAATCCGGGAGGAAGAAAAAGTAAAAAAACAGAAGATAGAAGAGTTAAAAAAAGCAGCTAAAAAACATAAAGAGGATATGGAAAGAGCACAGATGTCACTCTTCGATTAGGTTAATTATATGGCAAATAAATTAAGCGAAAGTGACAAATTACTAAACAGACTGTCAAAATTGAAATTAAAACAGTACAAGGCCACGGATTTTAAAGAATATATGATAAGTGATGATGATCCATCCTGGAAACGCCCAAAAAAAGATACTGAAGTTTATGGATTCTATGTTGCAGTTTATGAAAAATGGAAAAATCGAATCATATGCCGTACCTTTTATATTTCGCAAAGATGGCTACATAAAGAGAAAGTTACAGATATATTTGAGGTTAAAAGGCAACTGTCTGGATGCAGCTACCAACTGACACGGAGACTTTATGCTTCTATGGGTGGCGGAATAAAATGCTGGACATATGATTACTCATATCCTTTCGATTATCGAAACAATAATGAATGGCAGATTCATAAGATTGGGACCTTTGATGTAAGTACAGAAGGCAGCATGTATTATGGACAGCGCTGGAAAAGGAGCAACTATTTTATACATACGTCTGCCGGTGAACTGGCTTCACTGCTTGAAAATTCTGTTTATAAATACAGTGGATTTGAATACAGTGTTTACAGCATTAATGAACTGTTTGAATATCTGTCCATTTATGATAAACATCCGGAGGTTGAAATGATATCAAAAATAGGGTTGTCTTATCTTCTCAAGGATGATTTAAGGGTACTAAGATGGTCTAAAAAAGGAATTGAGATTCTAGGTATAAAAAAATGTGATATCGAGCGTTTGAAAAAGCTGCATATCCCGCTAAAGGAATTCAAAAAGTATAGAGATCTGATATATAAATTTAAGATAGAGGACCGCAGTGATTTTAATGAACTGTTAAAACTTGTCGAAATATCAAGAATTAAATATGCGGATATTAATATAAGTGTTTATGCATTTGACTATTTTAAAATGCAGGGTACTTCTTTGTACATAATAAAAGATTATTACAGATTCTGTGAAGAACTAGGACTTCCGATGAATCACAGTAACAGGTATCCCGATAACATAAGAGAAGCTCACGATAGATTAATGATACAGATTGAGACAAAAAAATCTGCTAAAGATGACCTGATGATTAGAGAAAGGGTAAGCAACGAGTTATCTAAATATAGATTTGCTGATGATGATTTTGTTATTACACCAGCGAATTCAATCGCTGATCTAATAAATGAAAGTGCAAAGCTTAATCACTGCGTAAGGACATATGATAAAAGGTATGCCAGTGGAGAAACCAATATATTTCTTATTAGAAAGCGTGATGATGTAAACAGTCCGTTTTACACATTAGAACTGTCAAGTAAAAATGAAATAAAGCAGCTTCGAGGAAAAAATAACTGCACTGCTGTTAATGAGGTTTTAGATTTTGTTGAAGGGTGGAGAAGAAAATTTAACTTCAAAAGCAGTATTTTAAAACAAAATGAAGATGCTTAGGAAGGGATGATATTTATGCCAAAACCGCCGGTTAAGTATTTATTGTTGGATATTAATGATGTTACAAATGTGTGCGGTTCTATATGGAGTGATGAGCTTAGCAAGCTGCTGAAAATAAAGCCGATCTATTTACCCGTATGGTTGTGCCACAATGGTGTTTTGGAAGGTAAGTATTACGTTGTAGAAGATGTTTAAATACAACATTTACATAGAAAGTGAGGTAATTGTACTACCCTTAGTTATTTATGCAGAAACAAGGGAAACAGCATATAAAAAGGCAGTAAAACAGTTTAGAAAGATATTTAAAAAGAAGAAAATTACAAGAGTTACTATCTACAAAGATCATTATTATTTTGGTGGTTTCGAATATTAAAAAAAGAAAGAAGAGGAATTTTAAAATGAGATTTATTAGAAAAATTAGAAGAGAACAAGAAAAAAAAGCGCGCAAACAAATGCTTAAGGAAAAGCGCCAACAGGGATTAAAGCCGAAATATGAATATAATTTAGTAACACATAAAAATGATA